TGGATTGTCTCGACCTCATAATGAAAATCATAACGATTTTAATTTGTTCGCAAACGGTTTTCCTACAGAAGACGGTGACTCTGTTTCTGCTCATGAGGCCATTCGTGATTTTGCTAGGCACGTTATGCATTTAGACAATTATGACCCTCTTATGGGAGGTAGTATGACGCAAACAAAACGGGCAAAACGGGCTGGGTTGATGAAAGATGGTGAAGATTTCAAAGACCTTCCGTTAGATAGGCATGTTTTGTATAATTATAATGAAGGTGATGAAACAAACCCATTACACACTTCGGAGCAAATACACAGTGGTGGTGCTAGAGTTCATGCTCCCCATATTATTGGTGCTCTCAATTCATTCTCAAAAGGAAACAGGGGGAGTTTGCCTAACATACAGCATCCGAGCGAATTCATGGTAAGAGATGAAAACGGTATACCAATAGAATCACCTCTTTCTCTTACAAGTGGTGAGATACATCCCGATTTTCGTAATTTATTTCGCCTTGATAGAAATGGAAACCCAGAAAGAATAAGTTTTGAGCCAAACTTAGAAGGAGAAACTACTCTTCCAAACTTTGTTCGCCATTTTGATGAAGAGGGAGAGAATCAAAAGAAACCAATAAGCGATTTTATTGTATACAAAGGCGGATATAATCCAAACACAGGTAAAATAGAGGTTGATAAGAGTAAACCAATGATAATTGGTCCTCATCCAAATATCATCATGAAGAATATTCTTGACCATGTTGATGCAGGCTCGTCTGATATTCGTAATCCAGAAAAATACAAAGAGGCTCACAACAAAATAAACAATTTACTTTCAGGAAGTGAAGAAGAGAGAGTAAAAGCCGCTCAAGAACTTTTAGCACCTAGTGGAAAAATGAAACAGTATCAAGACTTCTTATACTATATTCGTAGTATTGCTAATCAAGGTGAGGGTAAAGATGCAATTGCGTTATCACAAAAAGATACCAACAGAAACTCGTATATGGTAAAGGCAATGATGCAATCATATTACGCAGGTATACCAATCGCTAAAGGTTTACTTTACCAATTGATGAATGACCCAGATGTAAGTAACAAAAACGACTTCTTTTACAACAATTATCGCTCAATTTTACCACATCTTTTGGAGATGGGTGTAGAAGGCGCAAGAAGAATGACCCCAGAAGCAAGAGAAGAGTTTGCGGACCACTTGTCTAAAATGGGTATGGATAAAGAAATAGTTGAAGATATACGTAGTCACTCTACAGCACCTGTTTTCAACTCCACTACTCGTGTAGATGATATGGGTGTTGATTTACAACAGAGACTTTTGAATAATTTACGAGATGCATTAGAAAAGAATCCTAAATCAACAGGACTTGATTTGATGCAACACTATGCAGAACAGATAGAAGATGAGAATACGCGCAAATCTGCTCTTAAATATTTAAAGAAGTTTTCAGAAATTACCGACAAAGAGAAGTTCATGAAGACTCATCCTTTTCAACATCAAGGTATGAATAAAACAAAACTTATTGCTAATTTAGAAGAGCAAGACAACCAACAGGGTAACAATCCACCAACTACTCCGTATACTTCAATGAATATTAAAGAATTGAAAAAATTATCACGTTCAAGGGGATTATCGGTTGGTGGAGGAGGAAGACAAACAAACGATTACATTAATATGAATACTTTTTTGCCTGATTTGCTAGACTCAATGCGTAGAGATGCTATGGCTTTTCCAGATTCTAATTTTGATTTACCAAGATATAGAACAGGAAAAGGGGGTGTTACTAGAGGTGAAAATATTCGTGTGTTTGACGAGAAGGCAGCGGAAAAAATGCACGATTTTATGCATAGTAGGGTAGGAATGAACGCTTTAGACCTGTCGCGTGCGGATAGTGGGTTGAGTAGTATCCGTCTCAATCGTAATACCTCTCTTCCCATACACAAAGACAACGATGGTAATACGTTTAGACCTCTTCCTATCTTTAATAGCCCTCAACTCCGCAGAAGTTTTGGTCGTATGGTGGATATTCCAATGAATATTAACTTCGGTGATGGAACTAAAAGACCTGAAATTAAAAGAGCACCGAATGGGTATAGAAGATTGCAAATGATGTTACCAAGAAACGTAATCAAACATGCTTATGGTAGTTTCTTGCCTAATATTGCTCAACGACGAGAGTTTGGTGAATTATCAAACGAGGATGTTTTAGCAGAAACCCAATCCTCCGCAATGCTTTCATCCAACCCCCCTGCTGGTCAAGGTGTGGAAGACCTCAATGAGACGTTTAGGTATTCGTTCGACGTTTTGACGGACCATGACCTTTTGCTCAAAGATGAGGACCGAGATAAAGGAGAGTTTCTTCCTATCAAAGCCATGCATCGCATTTTCGATGTTGAAGACCTTATTCATTTGCGCGGATTTACTGGTGATTGGGTAGTATCTATTTGGCCTGAGGGTGAAAGAGTAATTGTTACGAAAGACAAAAAGAAAATAGAGGCAAGAGGGGCTGATGGTGATGAGTTTTCACTTCCAAATAGCGTAAAAGAGGGTGTGCGCGAACTCAATAAGACAGATGAATACATTTTAGATGGAGTATGGGACGGCTCTCATCTTCACATTGTCGATATTGTAGAGTGTGGTGACGAAGACATGGAAAATATGCCGACAAAAGACCGTATTCGACACCTTCGTGCGACATTTGAGTCAAACGAAAACGTAACTGTTCCTGCTCCAATCAATACTCGTCGAACTGATGATGTTGGTTTAGGTGAATCGATTGAAGGTTTGCTTGCTGAACCAAAAGCAGAGCAGATTTTACTTAGAGATGCAGATGCAACTTACATGCGTGGTGAAAATAGACACCCTAAGTGGGTTCTACTAAGTTCAGGTAAGCGTTTAGATGTGCGCGTATTGTCTGTTTCAGGAGGAACAGCCCGTGTTGGTGTAGGTCCTATCTACGAAGATGTGGCAGACGACATTGGTAATCGCTCAGTTGAGTATGATGATAAACATTACATGGATGTAGGAACAGTTCAGGTAAAAGATGTCGAAGAAGGAGACTACATCACCGTTGTATCTGATAGTATTACACATAACAAACGAAAAGGACATGACCTCTATCGTCTAAATGGTGCCAAATATGAGAAAGATAGTGAGGCTGGAGCAACAGATAGCGTCGAGACTATGGGCATTATGTCGGGTAATCCAATTGATACGCCTCATCGCGTTCGTGTATCGAAAGGGAAAGTCATCGTTAACCTTACTGGGTTAGGAATGGATGTAATTTACAAGGCTGATGAAGTAGATGGGATGTGGATGGTGCATGACCCTGATGCTCCTCATACTTATGCGCAAAACTTAGCAGACTCTCAGAGACCGTATTGGGCAACATCTGCTGCTATTCTTCTGCGCTCAGAAAAAGAGAAAAAGAAAGAAGAAGAAGACAAAGCGTATGTTGAAGTTGAGCCTCTTGCTAACCACAAAAAGAAACCAAAGAAGGTCGACGAAGACCAGTTTTTCAAACGCGGTTTAATAACTGCATTAGAGATGATTGAGCATATGCTCAAAGAGAAAACAACCTTTACAGGACCAAAAGGGCTTGGTATTGGTTACGCCACACCGGGTAACTTCAACACAGGTGGCACAGAACTCATCGACCAAAGTGCTCTTCCCGACTATGACCCTGTTGTGCGCAGAAAACCTAGAGAAGACCCAAAGAAAAGAGGTCGCAAGAGTCTTACAATAAACTCAGAAACAGGAGACAGAGCCGTTATTGAGAGTGACTCTGAGGGTGCTTCTATCAATCTGCGCAATAATCGGGATTGATATACCATGAAACAACCTCGGAAAGTTTGATGGCTTTGATGATGGCTCCTCCGGTGAATGACCCCATCCTTCTCAAAGGATTGGGTCAGGACCTTGTTGTAGCAGGATACGCCAGCGTCGAAATGGTCGACAAACAAGGCGACCTCATTACTCGTGATGCTCTAAGAGATGCTTTTGGTAAGTTCATGAAAGCAGATGGTTTCCGAAATGTCCAACTTGCTCATTCTAATATTCAAGTTGGAGAAGTAGTTCCTACATATACTGATTCGTCTGGACGAATGTGGAAGTCCGAAGTAGACGACACAGGAATGTTTGTTGTTATCAAGTTACGCGGCGACATAGAGAAGGCTCGTGAAGTCGCTGCTGAAATTCGCAAGGGCAATTTACGCTCTTTTTCTATAGGTGGACAGGCTTTTGAGCGTGTTAATAAAAATGATTCCTCTCGTGGTGATTACCGGGAGATTCGACGGATGGAACTACATGAAGTAACCATCTGCGAAAAGGGCATCAATCCAGAAGCCCAATTCCGAATCCTAAAAGAGGATACAAGCAAACACAATGGTGATACAATGAGCGACCCGATGACTGAACTAAATAGCGTTCTTGAACGTCTTTCCAAACGATTGGAAGATGTCGAGAAGGCCGAGAACGATAAGATGGCTTACGAAGATACAGAGAAAGGCAAGATGCCCGAAGGTCTCCGTGAGCACATGGAAGGCAAGAAAGACTCCAAGGACGAGGATAAGAAAGATTCCGAAGATAAGGAAAAGGCTGAATCCGAAGACGAAGACGAAGACGACAAGAAAAAGGACGATGATAAAATGGCTAAGAACGAAATGGACGATGTAATTACAACTGACTACCTACAGTGGTTAGAATCTACTGTAAAGAGCGCAGGATACGACCCAAGTGCAGCACGAAACCACTTTGATGAAGTGGAAAAGGGCTACGGACCGGGCGAAGATGGTGCATCCCACCGTGGACAGCCTCCTCTTGGTATTGTTGGTGAAGGAACCAGCGCAAAGAAACCTAACTTCGGTGCAGGTGGAAAAGGCAATCAGAATGTTATCAAAGGTTCAGACTTTGTTTCTCCTGAGTCTGTTTCTCCTTCTGATATCGAGCAGGCATATGAAGTCTACAAGGCTGCTGCAAAAGAGCAACACTTCAAGACTGACCTCGGTAACTATTTCGAGAACCGCCTCCAAAAAGAAATGAGTGAAGAAGCAAATGAGTCTGCTCGACAGAACTTTGATTCTCGCGAACCTCTATCTGACCTACAGAAGGCTGTTCTTTCGCTTAGTGAGCGAATCGATAACCTAAGCAGTGGTAGTGGCGAAACATTCGCTAAGTCTGAGGCATCTGCTCAGACAATTCCTGTTCCCGACACGAGTGAATTGGCTCGCATGGAATGGGATGATGTCCATCGCCTAGCGAACCGCGCTCTACGTGGAGGTGAGTGAATATGGCAAGAGATTACGTAAGAACAATTCAAGACATGGAACGATATTACTACGGCGGAAACGCTTTGACTGGATATACCTACAGTAGTGGGGATTTGCTCAAGGCTGATGCTCCGTTAATGAGCACAACTGCTGGAACATACCAAGCAATCTACGGACGAAAAGTATGGTCTCAGTTGAACCAAGAATTCAACGCATTCAGTATCATGCCTAAGAAACCGTGGGAGCGCAGTGGATGGCGAATCATTACCGCCAAGCCTTCCTTCACGAAGGGTGGCGGTGTTGCTGAGAATGCAACTCTACCAGACACCACTAAGCCGGACTTCCTACATGTGGCTGCAAAGCCTAAGACAGTGGCTCACACCTTCGACCTATCCGAAGTGTCCATGTTCCTATCGGACAAAGACGACGGATTGGGCGATGTGCGACAGGTCCTCAAGGAAGAAATGGGTAAGCATCACGCTGACCACATCAATCAAATGCTATTGACTGATGTTGATACACCAGCAGCAAACGACTTTGAGTCGCTTGACCGTCTAACTTCTGACCCTGATAAGATGACTACTGGCACTAACCACGTTAGTGCAACAACTGACCACGATATCTACAGCATTACTCGTGACGGTTCAGTAGGTTTCCACAGTGCTGAGGTTGATGTATCAGCAGATGCATCCGCTACAGACAGGAACTTGAGTCTAGACCACTTAGATACTCTATTCCAGCAAATCTGGACTCGTGGTGGTAACACCAAGGTTATCCTAACTGGTTATGATACACTCATGCGTGTTCAGCAACTTCTACAGAGTCAGCAGCGATTCATGGAATCCAAGCGTGTTACACCAACCTACAACGGTGTAAAGGGTGTTCCCGGTATCGAGGCTGGTTTCCTTGTTGCAACTTACAATGGTGTGCCACTTATCCCAACTAAGGACATGCCTACGGACACAATTAGTCGTCTATACTATCTAGACACTGATTACATGTGGTTCCAAACTGCTATCCCAACACAATACTTCGAGTCTGGTATCGAGACTGGTGACCCGTTCGCCATCAATCGTCTTGGTCAGGAAGGACTTTACCGAACAATGGGTGAAGTCTGGGACTCGTTCTTCGGCGCAAGCGGGAGTATCCGTGACCTCCAGTGAGGTCTGAGGGACAATAATAAGGAAGTGATGAAAAATGGCAACAACTACACACAGAGGAATTACATACACAAGTAGCGGCAGTGCAACTATGTCGGTTCAATTGGACCTACCCCTACAAGCAGGAGTAGACCAAGACGACACGACTTGGCTAACATCTTATCCGGGGGCTCTAACTGCCTTCGCAGCACGTCAAACTGATGGTGCTAACAGGATGCAGCCCCGCCTTGTCTGTATGGGAGTCGGTGCACTTGCAGAAGCAGAAACTGTTACTCTTAGCGGAGATTGCAATGTTATTCTTAGCGCAATGGTAGGAAAAGGGGACGCCACAGCGAGCGTCGGTATCTCACACAGTGGTCTT